GAGTGCCAAAAGCCTCGGTGTTTGTTTACCCAGACTTGCCCAGAATATTTAGTTGCCCCTATCTTGGAGAAGAAAATTGAACAACCCCAACAAGCCGCCTCTGAGTCCAAGTGAGATTGAGGTTAGGGTGTGGGCCTTTGTGGTCGGCATCGTGACTGTAATTCTTGCTGGAATTGTATTCTTCATGCTGTATTCGGTGACATTCGTGACTCAGCCGATTAAGAGCATGGCTCCCATTGACCAAGGTTATCTCAAGATGCTGAACGACATTGTTTTGCTGATTGTTGGTGGCATTGGTGGGGTGATGACTAAACGAGCTGTTAGCTCATCTAGCTCACCTAGTGAGCCACCAAAGGGAGAATCGCCCCCAAAGCCAAGTGACCCATCAGGTGCGTTGCCTGTATGGGTCAATCCTGAACTAGATGAGACTTGGACTCCACCACCACCGCCAACCACTCCAGCAGACCATTTAGAGCCTGACCATGAGCGTGAAGAATTGGCACTTGCAAGGGCAGAACTGAAATGATAAATCCGTGGCTGATTATTGGTGGAATTTGTATCGTTCTCGGAACTTACAAGTATGGCACTCATACTGGTTACAAAGAGCGTGATGCTGAGATGCAAGCTGAGATTGCTCGGTTAAATGAGGAATCTCGTGCCAAAGAACAGAAACTTGCCCAAGACTTAAACAACACATCTTCACAACTGAGAGAGGCTAACGATGTTGTCACTAAAAAACAAACTGATTTGGATGCTGCCATTCGTGCTGGTAGGGTGCGGCTCAACTCCTCAAGTTGCGTACAAGCCGCCTCAAATTCCACCTCTCCCGCCAGAGATAGCCAAGAAACAGGAAGTAAACCTAACGGACAGGCTAATTCAAGTATTGACGAACAAGAGCGACAAACCCTCGCAGCCATCGCAGAAATAATCGCCCAAGGCGATAGGAATACGGCTCAACTCAATGCGTGTATAGACGCATACCAAAAGATTCGGGAGACCATAAATGGCGGTTAACGCAGAACAATTAGCAAAACTCCACATCGGTGCTGAATGGGTTGATGCGCTTAACGATACTTTCCACAGGTTTAATATTGACACTAAGCGCAAGCAAGCTGCCTTTATTGGTCAATGCTCACATGAGTGCGGTAACTTCAGGATTCTTGAAGAAAACCTAAACTATCGTGCCGCCACCTTAATGAAGCTATGGCCTAAACGCTTCCCAACTCAAGAGATTGCCAACAGCTACGAGAGAAACCCTAAAAAGATTGCCAATATGGTTTACAGCGGTCGAATGGGGAATCGTGATGAGGCTTCTGGCGATGGGTATCGTTTCAGAGGCCGTGGATGTATCCAATTGACAGGGCATTCAAATTATTTCCACGCAGGAAAAGCGCTCGGAGTTGACTTTGTGATGGAGCCTGACCTTGTGGCAACTCCTAAGTTTGCCGCCCTGACTGCTGGTTGGTTTTGGTCAACCCACAACTGTAACGAGCTTGCAGAGAATGGAACGCCTTTAGACTCGGCTGGAGAATCCACTTGGGCTAACTTAACCAAGAAAATCAATGGCGGGACTATTGGACAGGCTGATCGAATAAAGCATATCCGTGAGGCTCTAGCCGTTCTCTGATGTTTTCAACGGCTAGGATGTAACCCTGAATAAAGAACTCACGCTCTGTCGGGGTGCATTTTGTCCCGCCCAACATCGTCTCTAGGGCTTTCTGGGCTTGTAGGTAAGTCTGTTTTGTCTGGCTTATCATCTAAGTCCCTGCCAAATATTGCATCCCAACGGGAATTATATTCTTCCTGAGAAACGCTGATTGGGCGTGGTGCGCTGCCTTTACTCATGTGTTCTTCTCCTTGAGTTTGGCTTCGATGGCGACAATTGCGTCAAATGTCAAATTAAACGGGAATTGTTTGCACAGTGCATATTTCTCATCATCCGTCAGCCCAACCCATTCACGCTTTGGTTGTAGGTGGGTGTATTGCTGAACAAAGTCAGCCATCCAGCATGGAATGTCGTTTGCCAAAGGCGTACCATCAATAAATCGTTTGTATAAAAACTTATCTTTGACAATCTGTTCTGCGGCTTTTAGCAAGTCAACCCACGCCACAGGCTCTTGCTTCTCTGCTTCAATCATTTGACGCACTCCAAATCGCCATGAGAGCGATAAATATCAATCCAACTATAAGAGCGCCCAAACCAAGAATCGTTACAAGAATCAAGATATTCGTCATACAACTCCCCTATGAGAATCACTCCCAAGACTAAGTAAATCATTTAGCCACCATCACTCTCTGCTGTCTACCTGACTTTCCTACCCTTGTGCCGTTTATCTGAATAAAGCCTTTGTCTAAAAGCGCCTTGTATCTTGCTGTTATTGAGGAATACGGCATAGAAGGAAACATCTCAAGAATCTGGTCGCTGATGCAACCAGCCTCGCCAAAGCCCTTAATCGCCTCATAGACGAGCTTTTCTAGCCTTGATGTGTCAACCTTCTCAGCCGCCTCAAAAGAGGTTTGTGGGTCGTTTTTACGAAACAATTTACCGAAAAATGTGCCAAATTCCATGTGTCTTACTCCGTCTTAAGTTGGCTTGAATTTTCTCAAAAATCTATATCTTCGTCTTTAGGAAAGTCGTTTTTTTCCTTGGGTTGGTTCAGATAACACCAACCAGACCAACCGCCCTCAACTACGGGAACTTGGTCAATCTTGAGCATTGGCCCGTTCTTTGTCTCAATGACTGAGCCGATTCGCTGATAGCGATTCTTTTCATGACCTTCAGAATTTGTGTATTTGCCCACGATTGTGGAGACTTCATATTGTGTTTTAGCCATTGTTTTCTTTCAGCTTGTTAAGTTTCTCAATTTTGTCATTCAGTTCTTTCAGGAACTTTATAACTTCTTCCTCAAGCATTTTGATGTAGTCATCATCACGCTCAATCCTTTTAATGAAAATTTGCAGTTCTTCAGGAAGTCTGTTGTCAAAGCTAACAAAGTCGCACCACTTTCGACCTGTGCAAGCCATTTGCCATTGCATTTGAGTAATGTACTTGCCTGGCACAGTTTGGGTCAATAGCGTATCAATATGTGTTGCAGTATTGGGACACTTTATCTCTACCAAACCATCATCTCCTACAAGTCCATCAGGTGAAGCGCCTGCGTTTTCAATTGTTGGGTGACTAATCATTGCCACCTCGTCAACCAAAACATCAGCTTTGCTTTCATAAGCCGCACGAGCTAACGGCTCAGTCTCAGTTCCATGAGCCATTGCTGCGTTTGTGAAAGACTCTGCCACAGTCCCTGTAAGGCGCTCACAAACCAATTGCGCCATGTAGTTATCTCGGCTAGTTGAGTAGCCTGTTTTGGTCTTGGCAATCACATCAGCTACTCGGCTTGCGGTTACTTTACCCAAGCGCTGTGCGAACCATTCTGGTGTTCCCTGTTCAATCATTTTTCAATCTTTCTTACTTCGTTGACAACCTGCTTTACAGAATCGCTAACAGCAACCAACAACGCTTTTTTCTCATCCTTGGCCGCAATGATTTTCTTTTGCCAGTTTGCATCAGTTCCGCAAGCCTTGTACGCTTCTGTGTAGGCTTTCTTCAATTCGTCTGCGTTCTTAGCGTCTTGGATAGCTACCAAGTGGTCTGCCATCATTGATGTATCAACCGATGGTTTACGACTAGCCATGTTGCCATCGTCATCTTCTGGCGCAATACCGCAAGCTGCCATTAATGAATAACGGCGGCCATAAGTAAGCGCAGAAGCGTAGCCCTGTGGGTCTTTCTTGGCGGCAGGAAAGTGGACAATCCCGCACTCCAACATTTCGCCTGATTCGTGGACAAACACAGTCTCAACCATGATTCCATCAGGACAATCGTAGTTTTTCTGTAAAAGGAAAATGCCGTTGTCGTTCAAGGCATCAATGACAGCCTCAACGCAAGCTGACAGGTCAGCATACTTTGAGCGAAAGTGTGGGTTAGTGGAAGTCTTGAGGGCAGGGCCAAAGGCTTTCTGTGCCTTGACCAAAGCTGTTGCGATGTTTTTCATTTTGCACCCCACACGAAAATGTCCAAGATAACAACAGCGAAAGCCACCAAGCTGACAGCAATCATTACTTTGTCAACGAGAGGCATTGTGTCGCTTGGGATTTCTATTGCTGCGCCATTCTCAAGTGTGGCAGGGAACGCCTCATTGAGTGTGCGTGGGAAAGTGCGGGTGGTGTCATTGATTTCCATAATTACTCCTTAAAAGACCTTCGGTGAAGGCATGACTAGATATTACTTGATTCCAGCTTATATGTGACCATAAAGCCAAAAATAAATCCGATTGTTGTTGTCAAAATGCGACATTCAATTGTCCACTCAGCAGGGTTAAAGCTAACCGAGATGAATGAACCGATGAGATAGAAGAACGCAAGAGTCACAGCGAACGGGAGCAGGATTAGGGCGATTGTCTTTATCACGGCGTTTTCTCCAACCTTTAGCGATAAACATTATCAAGAGCCTTCAAATTGAGAGTGTCGATTGCGTAATCAATCTCTCGCTGAATTGCATCGTCTTTCTGATACTTTGCGTATTGGCGCTCAAAGTCCTCGATGACGCTTTCAGAGAGAAGGTTATAAATGCAATCTTCAGAATTGATGTAGACATTCCACAAGCTGCCTGTGTACTGTTCAAAGTGACACACGAACTTAGCGCTGGAATCTTCGTGGGTGAGGGTAAGAATATCAAACATGGTTTCTCCTTAAAAGACCCTCACAGCGATGGCATGAATAAATCATAAGACAAAAACAACGCCTTGCAAAAATATTTTTAGTGTGTTGTAAAAACCAAACAGTTTTATCTCATTTTTGATACACAATAAATTATGTACTTCCCAAAATGCTTTCCTGACCACAAAACTTATAGAGAATGGGTTGGTTACGCCAAACAAGCAAGAGAGAATGTTTCTCCCTGCGAGGACTGTCTTGTTTCCTATGAACTCAAGATGAAATCACAGGGTAGATGCGAGAGGAATTGGTTAACAAAAAACTTAGTCATTGGCAGAAAATCACTTTCACAGGGGATGTTTGAATGAAACTTAGAAACGCTCACAAAGACCTACTAAAACGCCTGACCTATGGCCCGAAATCCACAAAGTCTTTCACTCACGGAGACTCAGGAAACAGCCAGCTTGGTGTTCACTTTCAGCGATACCTAGACGAAATGGCGCAACAGGGTCTCGTTGTTGTAATTTCGCAACACGGCGAAGATATGTGGCATATCACGGAGCATGGTAGAAAGAATCTCGATGCTCCAAAGGTAGCGACAACGAGAAAAATCGTAGCTGGCACGACTGTCGGTGATTACGATGGTAGAGAATTGACTAGAACCTGTCAGCGACCTGGTGCGTATGACTTTCTAGCCTATCCCTCGCTCATGGGTGATGAGCGTATTTACAGAGGTGTTTTATGAAAACTTTGATTGGAATCTCACTAGCCTTGGCTTCTTTTGTCGCACAGGCTCAAATGTCAACCCACACCTATTGGGTGAATGGTAAGGCTGTCACTTGCACCACATCGTGCTTTGGCAATGGTCAACAATGCACAACTAACTGTTTCTGATGAGCTACGCTGACATTGAAATGAAGGTTGTGCAATGGGGGGAGAAGCGAGGAATCGTTCAAAACTCTACCCCAGAGGCACAAGCCACAAAGACCCAAGAAGAACTCAACGAGCTTATCGAGGCCATTAAATCTGGCGATAGGGCGGCTATGGCTGATGCCTACGGAGATATTCTGGTGACTTTAGTCATGGGCTGCGCCTGTGCGGATTTAGACCTTGTGGAGTGCTTCAAAGGCGCTTACGAGGAAATCAAAGACCGCAAGGGTTATCTCGGGGCTGACGGAATCTTTGTGAAAGAGGTATAATGTTTTGAAACACGGCTAGGTCTGAAGTCATGAGCAGACCGAAAAGAGTTAACTCCCTCTCCTGCCGCTTGTTTCTTTCTTAGGGAGCTGTAAAAGGCGAGAGTAATGCACTATTACCAATTCAACATTGGTGACTACAAAAGTCACACGGAACATCTTTCCGAAATGGAAGATTTAACTTATCGGCGATTGCTCGATTGGTACTATCTTCACGAAACACCAATTCCACTTGATATTAACGAGACTGCAAGGCAGATTCGTATGCGTTCGCATACCGATTGCATTGCGATTGTTTTGCAAGAGTATTTTGAGCGCACTCCAGACGGATGGGTAAATCATCGTGCAAACAAGGAAATTTCTAAGGCTGGTGAGAAATCTACCAAGGCAAGCGAGAGCGCTAAAGCTAGATGGAGCAAAGCTAAAGATGCGAACGCATTGCAAACGCAATCCGAAAGCAATGCTACACATAACACAATACACAGAACACAAGACACAGAACACAATATATCTATATGCCCACCTAGCGGTGGTCTTTTGCCAAATTGCCAACATGATGAAGTGATTGGCTTGTATCACCAGCACTTGCCTACATTGCGTAGAGTTGAGGTTTGGAATGACACCAGAAAAGGTTTTCTGCGCCAAAGATGGCGTGAGGTGGCTGAAGAACTGTCTAAAGAAAAGCAGGTTCAAGCGAATGATGTGCTGAATTGGTTTGCTGACTTTTTCCAACACATTGCCACATCAAAATTCTTGACGGGAAGGGTGAACGATAAATCTGGTCGCTCTTTTGCTGCTGATTTAGAGTGGATTCTTAGACCTAGCAATTTTGCAAAAATCATAGAGGGTAAATATCATGGCTCTAACTAACTTCAAAAACAATGTTTCAAAGCCAACAGACGATGATGAATTCAAGCGTCTTTTGTGTAGCGTACCTGGTTGCGGAAAGCCTTGGTCTATCCAGATTGACAGGCCGATGTGCAGTTTTCACCAATGGGGTAAGGCTAAACTTCAAGCGCCAAAAACACCGCCACAAAAACCATATACAGAGGTTGAAGATGTTTTTTGATTGGCCCACAAAAGAACATGACTCCAGAAGAATTGGAACACTTCAAGAATTGCGAGAGCCGAGAATGGCTGAACCGCTACGCACAGAAGAAATCGACTCTAGGCTCAAGAAAAGCGCTTGCATGGTGGATGGGCGTATTAGAGGACTTGCGGAGAATCAGAGGCGAGTCCGCTACTTTGGATTTGAGGCAGCGCATGAACAGATTAAAAAAAGAACTTGTGATGAACTCGGAGTCTGCCAAAAAATAAACTGTGAGGTTTGTTTATGAAAGTTGAAATCGGTGACGCAACCCTTTACTTGGGTGACTGCATGGACATTCTGCCGACCTTAGACAAGGTTGATGCGGTGATTACTGACCCGCCTTATGGACTTGGAAAAAAATTAAATGGTGGAAGTTGGGGAAATACAGGCGGATGGGATGAAAAAACTCCTGAAAAAAATTTAATAAATAAAATAATTAAATTATCTGATAAATGTGTAATATGGGGTGGGAATTATTTTGAGTTACCATGTTCAAGGTGCTGGTTTGTTTGGCATAAGCCAGATGGCCCGCCAAGCATGAGCCGCATAGAACTTGCATGGACAAGTATGGATAAATTGGCTGGTTACTTTCAATGGTCAATTGCCGCTACAAATCCAGAGCGTGTTGGCCATCCAACACAAAAGCCACTTGCACTAATGAAATGGTGCATTGAGCAACTTGGTAATCCTGAAACAATCCTTGACCCATTCATGGGAAGCGGCACAACAGGCGTGGCGGCTATCCAAATGGGCCGTAAGTTCATAGGCATAGAGAGAGAACAAAAATACTTTGACATTGCCTGTAAACGGATAGAACAAGCCTCAAAACAGGTGGATATGTTTATTGAACCACCAAAACAAGAACAGGTGAGTTTTCTATGAGATACGCCGCTAGGGTAGACGCAAACCAAATGCAGATTGTTTCTGCTTTGAGGGCGGCTGGCGCTTATGTGTGGATTATCGGATTGCCTGTGGATTTGTTGGTTGGATACAACAACAAGACTTTTTTAGTTGAGGTTAAGACAGATTCAAAGAAAAAACTGACAAAATTACAGACAGAGTTTTTTGAGAAGTGGTGCGGTGGAACTCTCTGCCGCATTGATGGCCCTGAAGCAGCTTTACGAATGATTGGAGTGGTCAAGTGAGATACGAATTAAGAACACCAGAACAAGCAACATCTTTGATGCAGTCTCTTTGGCCTAAAGTCAAAGAAGCTATCAAAGGCGGTAAACATCTATCGCTTGAGATTAAAGAGATAAGCAAAACAAGAGAGCAAGAGCGCCTCTACCATGCAATGATTGGTGAGATTGCCAAGCAAGCACAACACATGGGTGCTAAGTGGGATGCAGAGACTTGGAAGCGACTCTTAGTTGATAAATATGTTCGTGAAATTGGTTTGCATAGTCAAATCATGGCAAACCTAGATGGCAACGGATTAGTTCAACTTGGCTTTCAAACCCGCAACTTCACAAAAGAACAAGCAAGCGAGTTTGTTGAATGGCTACATTCTTGGGGTGCAAATAATGGAATTACTTTTGAGGAAAAATTATGACGGATAAAGAACTTTTAGAACTGGCTGCTAAAGCGGCTGGATATTCAACAGACCCTTATTTTGATGGCGAATACATGGGAGCTAATAGATATGAATACACAGAAGGCCCAAATGCTTGGAACCCACTAACAGACGATGGTGATGCGCTGCGTTTGGCTGTGAAATTGAATATTGATGTTGTGTTTGACTTTGATCGTGTAATGGCTGTTTATGGGAATGGCTACTCAAAAGAAGAATATTTTTATGAACTGCCAGAGCCAACCGATAGATACGCAGCAACCCGCAGAGCAATCGTTAGAGCAGCAGCAGAAATTGGAAAGGGAATGAAATGAACGATATTTTGATTTTTATTTGTGGCGCTTTGTTTCCGTTGTATCTGAAGATTATGGTTTCCGCTTGTGATGCTGTGATTGCCTATATTGAGAAACAAAAGTGAAGTTTGTAACGAAAGTAAATCGCAATACTGGCATGAATCCGATTGCCAGAGCGATTGCCAAGCAGAAACTAAAAGAATCAATAACAAGCCACAGAATCTCAATATTCCTTTTAGACGATGGTGAAGATGCCTCAAGCGAGATGGTCGCTACTTCCCTTCCCGTCTATGCAATGATGACTTGTTTAGAAGAACTCAAGCAGACAGACTCAGTTGAATACAGAAAGCTAAAAAGTGCAGGACACATTCTTTTACGATGCTCAGAATCAGGATTCAAGTGGAAACGAGAGTACACAATCACAATCGACAACGCCCTCGAAATCTGCCAAGAACAATGGACAAGAATTCCACCCCAAACCCTCAACAGAGCGATCAATGCCCTCACTTCAGCGCCTGTTAAGCAGAACTGAGGAAGATGGAGACTGCCTGATTTGGAAATCTACCTTGAACCACAACGGCTATCCGACCATTCGGTTTTCGCAAAAGACTTGGAATGTCAGGACAGTTATCGGGATTCACTACGGAAAGTCAAAGCGCAAAGGTGATGTTTACACAACAATCTGTAAAAACAAACTCTGCTTGGCTGAAGGACACATGAGGGCGGTGAGCCGAAAGGTCTTAGCCGAGAAAATGGACAAGTCTTATGCCTCAAATCCTGTGAGGGCGGCAAAGATTTCAGAAAGCAGCCGTAAACGGGGTAAATTGAGCGTAGAGAAGGCTAATTTAATTCGGTTAAGCCCTGACACCCAGAAAGCACTTGCAGAGCGCTATGGGGTCTCTAAACGGGTCGTGTGGGAGATAAAGCGTGGAATTAGGTGGAAAGACTATAAATCTAACTTTTGGGGTGGTTTATGACGCAAGAGGAAATCATTGAGATGGCTAGAGAGGCTGGCGGTGTGCCGTTGGGAAATGGCGGCTTTATTGCTGGAACTATGTGCCTTGTGACCTTTGCCAAACTGGTAGAGGACAAGGTTCGCCAAGAAATCGCTGAGAAAAATGCGCCAGTAATCAAAAAAGTAAACGACCACATCAAAGAACTTCAGGATGCTGTAAAAGCAGAGCGTAAGGCCATAACGGATGAATATTGGTCTTGTGTTCAATCTGATTTGGAAAATGGAGTTAAATCTTTGAATCAAAAAGCAACCGAAGATTTTTATCGAAAAATGCCTGAACTGAGTAAGTTTGGTAGATGGTTAGAAGCAAGAGGTGAAGCATGACACAAGATGAAATCATTGAAATGGCTAGAGAAGCCGCATCGCATGGTGTTGAAAAACATCCTTCTGGCGAAGTAACTTATGTTTTTTACAACGAACATTTGATGAACTTTGCCAAGCTAGTAGCAGAAAAGGAAAGAGAACGCATTTCTCAAAAAATCGCACAACTACCATTCGGTGATACGGCTCAATCTTTATCTATCTGGGTAAAAAATGATACCTAAGTTCAAATATTTCCGTTCAAAGAAGCATTTGAAAAATGTTGCGTCTTTGGCTTGTCAGCATTGCGGACTAGAAGGCTCAACCCAAGCGGCTCACTCTAACCAACTCAAACATGGAAAGGGAAGGGGCATCAAGGCAAGTGACGAATACACAGCCGCTCTTTGTTTTAAAGATCATTTTTTGATAGACCAAGGAAGCAGTCTAACAAAAGAGGAACGGATAGATATGTGGGAAAAAGCCCACAGAAAGACGATTGAGAGATTGATAGAGCTTGATTTGTGGCCTGATGAGGTTAAAATTTAAGCGTTGGGAATCTGAGCAGTTGCCAACTTTGGCGGTTTACGGACTGCCTCTTTTTTTGTAGAATGGGATAAAACCCTGAAAGGCTTATATGGCTGGACTCTTGGCCCCTGCTGCCGAAATTAAAATCGAGATTGAAGAAATCGAGGCAGAAAAGCCCGTTATCGAAGGTCTGACTACCGAATCAAACAAGAAAACCCGTGACACATTGGTTGAGACACAAATGCTCGGCCCTGTCAAGGTTGACGCTCCAAACTCAGAATTCTGGCGTGGTTTGGCGAATGTATGGCGCATTTCCCCTGACCAAGCCAAGCGCCGCCTGTGCGCTAACTGCGAATATTTTGATGACCAACCCGAGACTCTAGAGGCGATGGAAGTCGTGCCTCAAGACGAGTTTGACGCTGATGGTGGTGGTCGTGGTTACTGCCATAAATTTGAGTTCATTTGCCACAATCTGCGAGTCTGCAAGGCTTGGGAGAAGGCTCCTGTTATGAAAGAGGCTGAATATGATGATGAGTAAATCTCAAAAGAAAATCGGCAAAGTAATGGGTGAATATAAATCTGGCAAACTGAAGTCATCTTCAGGCCAGAAAGTAAGCAACCCAAAACAAGCCATTGCCATCGCCATGTCAGAGGCTAAGATGCCGATGCGTGGTCAGCGCACAGCTAAGAACAAGGCTAAAAAATGAAGGGTCTCTATGCCAACATCGCTGCAAAGCGTGAGCGTATTGAGAAACAGAAAGCCGCAGGCAAGACACCTGAACGGATGAGAAAGCCTGGCACAAAGGGCGCTCCCACGGCTAAAGCCTTCAAAGAAGCTGCAAAAACCGCCAAAAAGTGATTTCTAAAAAACTTCACTTTGTCTGGATTGGTGACGAAACCAAGCGCCCAGACCATTGCATAAACACTTGGAAAACCCTCAATCCTGACTACGAGGTCAAGATTTGGGGGAATGATGCCCTTAGAGGGAATAAGTGGTTCAATGCCAAACACATTCAAGAAAGCCGAGAACTCTGTGGAGTGGCTGACTTGATGAGGTATGAAATCCTATATAACGAGGGTGGAATTACGCTAGACGCTGATTCTGTCTGCCTTTCTCCTTTAGAAGATTGGTTACTAAAGCCTGATGCTTTTGCCCATTGGGAGCAGGAAACCCGAAGGCCTGGCCTAATAAATGTCAGCGTGATGGGGTCTGTTCCTGAAAATCCGTTCTTTGGTGAGTGTATTGAGCGCCTCAGAAAGAAAGAAACCCTAAAAGATAGGGCGTGGATTGAGACAGGGCCGATGCACATAACTGAGGTCTATCACGAGACCGAATATCCCCTGACAATCTACCCTTCTCACTATTTCACCAGAGACCATTTTTCTGGTTACAGATATGAGGGAAACGGGCATTGTTTCGCTACCCAATTTTGGGGTTCAACTAGAGGTTATGAAAGGCAAGAGGAATGGAAGATTTAATCGAAAATCGTGATGGCTGGTGGTGGCCTAAGTCTGATGTAGAGGCTTGGAAGTGGATTCCTGTTGAGATGCAAGCTATCCCTGATTTGGTTAAATGGGTTCCGCACCGAGGTCTAGTGATTCACGCTGGTGGAAACTGTGGGGTTTGGTCAAAGATTTACGCTGAGCTTTTTTCCAAAGTGGTGACTTTTGAGCCTGACGATGTTAACTTTGAGTGCTTTAAGCGAAATGTCAGCAACGAGAATGTAGAGATTTACAAAGCTGGACTCTCTGACAAAGAGGGTTTTTGCAAGATGGTTGAGGGAGATGGCGAGGCTAACGCTGGTGCGCTCCAGATTGAGGAAACCCAAGAGGGTATCCCGATGATGACCATTGACAGCCTGAATCTCAGCCCTGACCTCATTCAATTGGATGTGGAAGGCTTTGAGGAAAACGCACTCAGGGGGGCAAGAAATACGATTATGCGTAGCCGCCCGATTATCATTATTGAGCAGAAGAAACTAGCCAAAAATGGCATGAATGACGCTGAAATCGCTATAATGATTCAACGAATGGGCTACTTTTTCGCTGAGAGAGTGTGGTCTGATAATGTCTTTATCCCTGTTGAGAAACTAGCATGAAGCGAGGAAACGAATCATTCTCTGGTTACAACAAACCCAAGAGAACACCTAACCACCCAACCAAGAGCCATGCGGTTCTTGCGAAAAGCGGTGACGAGGTGAAACTGATTCGTTTTGGTCAACAAGGCGTGACAGGTAGCCCACCAAAGAAAGGCGAAAGCGAAGCTGATAAAGCCCGTAGAAAGTCTTTCAAGGCTAGACACGCCGACAACATTGCCAAGGGTAAGATGAGTGCTGCTTGGTGGTCGGCAAACACGAAATGGTGATTTATGGACTACATTGGCGCAACCCCCCAACAAAACCCCATCATGGGGTTACTTGCTGAACGCTTGAAACAAGCGCAACAGTTCGCCGCCAAGCCATTTGGATACCAAAACCCACCCGCTGAGATGCTGATGAATCTGTTGGGGATTCCAGCAGTTCAGCAGACAGCAGAGCGTTTGGCTTATGGTGAGCCTTTGACTACTGGTAGGGGTATGACCACAAGACCTCGCCCAGAGGCTGTGGAAGCGGCTTTAACTGTTGCTCCTGTGGCTGGATTATTGGGTAAAGCGACAAAAGGTCTACCAGTTGGCGCTAGTGTTAAGCCAATGGATGATGTTGCTGGTTTGTTGGACACATCATATCGTGGAAGCCATACAGCGCCAGGCCCTGACTTCGGCGCTCCTTTGTATGATTTAACAGGCGGTGGTCAAATGTATCCTGCCGATGTTTATTCTTCTAAAGCCGCTCAGTACTATGGTGGTAGTCTCCCATATGACGCTAAAGCCTTTAGCATTGCTCAATCATATAAAGATAAGCCAAATGCGTCAGTAACGATTTATCGTGCTGCTCCTAAAGAAACATCAAACTCTGAAAAGTTAGCTGAAATTGAAAAACAAATGGCAGCTTACATGAAGCGTGGGACTTTGCCAAAAGATGCTTTTACAGACAATGGTGGTAAATGGTATGACTGGGCATATGACCAAAGAGAAAAATTGCGGAATTTGCCTGATGAACCAATTCAAGGCATCAATGACATAAATTCTGGAGATTGGGTGACTTTGACTAAAGATTACGCAAAAGAACATGGCGAATCTGCTTTAAAAGGTCAATACAAAATTTTGAGCAAAAAAGTAAAAGCAAAAGACATTTGGACAAACGCAGACTCAATCCATGAATTCGGATATTACCCAGAATAATGCTACACTAAAGAATTAAAAACTAACCAACGAGCCGAGAGGAATTGGTAAAAATGAAAAAAATAGAGAGCGGAAATTCCGCAAACCTAACTAATAGGGGCAGAGGAAGGCCCAAGGGCAAGCCTAATAAGGCCACAACCGAGTTTAGAGAGACCATTAGCGCTCTGCTATCCAACAACTCGGAAAATGTCGAGAAATGGCTTAAATCGGTTGCAGACGGAGACCCGACTGTTGACCGCAAGCCCGACCCTTATCGAGCATTGGACTTGATGGCAAAACTTGCCGAGTATGCGGCTCCGAAGCTATCAAGAACTGAGCATACTGGTGACTCTGACAAACCCATCGAGTTGAAAGTTTCATGGGCGAAATAGTCATCCCTTACGCCCCAAGAGACCAACAATCAAAAATCCACGACCTAATCGACAGCAAGCGGTTTACAGTCGTGGTGGCGCATCGAAGGATGGGCAAGACTGTCTCTGCAATAAACCACATCATTAAGGATGCTGTCCTAAACCAAAAGGAAGCGCCTCGCTACGCCTATATCGCTCCGACCTACGGACAGGCAAAGCGGGTGGCTTGGGACTATCTGGTTAAGTATTCCACTCCTTTGGGTGGGACTCAGAACATCTCTGAACTGAGAGTTGACTTTTGGGGTAGACGAATCCAGCTTTACGGCTCAGACAATCCAGAGGCGCTACGGGGTCAATACTTTGATGGGGTGATTCTTGATGAGATTGGCGACCAAAACCCAAAGATTTGGACTGACATTATCCGACCTGCACTAGCTGACCGATTGGGTTGGTGTTTGTTTATCGGAACACCGAAGGGACACAACCACTTCAAAGACCTGAGAGACAGGGCTGAAACAGAGGATGGTTGGGGACTTTTGGAGTTCAAGGCTAGTCAAACAGGGGTAATTGCCCAGACAGAGTTAGACGCTGCCAAGTCCGAGATGGGCGAAGATAAGTATCTCCAAGAGTTTGAGTGTTCGTTCAACGCCGCCGTAGAGGGGTCTTATTACGGACAAATACTGAACGACCTAGAGACAAAGAATCACATTCAGGAAATACCGAGGGATGACCTGTGCCGCACGATTACCGCATGGGATTTGGGCATGGGAGACTCAACGGCTATCTGGGTGGCGCAAATAGCTGGTTCAGAGATTCGCTTAGTTGACTACTACGAAAATAACGGGGTTGGTCTGGACAAATATGTTTCTTGGTTGCGGGATAACAATTGGGCGAGTGCTGAACATATCCTTCCCCATGATGTGCAGGTCAGGGAATTAGGGTCTGGAAAGAGCCGCTTAGAGGTTCTTCAGGAAGCAGGATTAAATGTCCGTATCGCCTCAAGGATGAGCGTAGATGACGGGATTCAGGCTGTTCGCCGCCTTTTACCGAGGTGCTGGTTCAATGTCCCCGCTGTGAAACAAGGGCTTGACTGCCTGAGAAACTACCGCCGTGAGTATGACGAAAAGAGAAAAGTCTTTTATGACCGACCTTTACACGATTGGTCAAGCCACGGCTCTGATGCTTTCCGCTATCTTGCGATTGGACTCGATGAGGGTTCTTCATGGGGTAAATCTATCAACCAACCACCGAAATGGGTAATCTGATGTATTTCTTAAAACAAGGCGATATTGCTGACGCAAAGAAAATAGCCCGAATGGAGCAAACCATTCTTGAGCTTGAAAAGCGGATTGAAATGCTTGAAAATGTGGCGAAACCGCTACAATCGGAGCAACGCCCACGGATGGGCAGACCGCCAAAGGTTAAAGATGAGCCAAGACAAACTGAAGTCGATAATCGAATCGGAGATTGATAATTCGATTGGTTTTCTAGAGACTGAGACAACTCAGCAACGCACAGACGCACTATCTTTCTATTTACGACAACCACTTGGCAACGAAGTTGAAGGTAAATCCTCAATCGTTACTGGCGAAGTGGCAGAGGCCGTAGATGGTGCGCTTCCCCCATTAGTCCGAATCTTCTCGTCAAGCGATGAGGTGGTTCGTTTCGACCCTCGTGGCCCACAAGATGAAGCTGGAGCCAAGCAAGCGACTGAATACTGTAATTGGGTATTCATGCGTGATAACGCTGGTCTCATCATCATGCACGATTGGTTCAAAGACGCTCTCTTACAAAAGGTTGGCGTGGTTAAAGCCTATTGGGAAGATAAAGAGGATGTGACCAAAGAAAAATATCGTGACTTGTCTGATGACGAGTTAGCGATGTTGCTTTCTGATGAGACTATGGAAGTGGTTGAAAAGGAAGTGGTAGAGAATCCAGTTCTAGACCCTGCTGGCAATCCTGTGATTGACCCGATGGGTCAGCCTTTGATGTATTCGTCAAATAGCGTCACAGTCCAGAAAAAGAAGAAATCAGGCCATGTGGTTGTTGAGAATGTGCCACCTGAAGAATTCCTCATCTCCAAGAGAGCCAAGAAAAGCCCAAAGGATGCGCCTTTCGTTGCTCACCGCCGTTTGATTACTCGTAGTGACTTAATCGCAATGGGCTTTGATAAAGACATTGTGGATGGGTTACAGGCTTCTAACTCGCTGACTTACTCACCTGAGTATTTAGCCCGTGTCGCACCTGGCGAGAATCCTGACGATGGAATATCTGTTGACGAATCAATGGAGACAATCGAGGTTTTCGAGTGTTATGTCACAGCCGATATTGATGGTGATGGCATTGCTGAACTGCGTCAAGTTTTCTACGCTTCAAACGAGATTTTGAGCGATGAGGAAACTGATTACATTCCTTTCCACTCACTCTGCCCGATTCCTACTCCACACAAGTTCTTTGGCGAATCTCTCGCTGACAGAACGATGGATTTGCAGTTAATCAAGACAACTATCACTCGACAGATTCTTGACAACCTGTATTTGACGAATAACGCCCGTGTGACCGCTGTTGACGGACAAGTTAACTTAGACGACCTGTTAACTGCCACCGCTGGTGGTGTGGTTCGCATTAAGTCTCAAGGCGCTGTTCAGCAATTGGCTGTTCAACCTGTGGCGGCTCAAGCCTTCCCGATGCTTCAATATTTGGACTCAATCCAACAGAAGCGCACAGGTGTTACAGAGGCTTCCCAAGGTCTTGACCCGTCTATTCTTCAGAATGTGACTGCCGCTGCTGTTGCGTCTATGCAACAGTCTGCCGCTGGCAAGATTGAGATGATTGCCAGAATCTTTGCTGAAACTGGCGTTAAGTCGCTGTTCCAAGGCATCTTGCATCTTCTCTGTAAGTACCAAGACAAGCCTCGTATCATTCGGATGCGTGGTCAATATGTCCAGTTTGACCCCCGTGAGTGGTCGAATCAGTACGATGTTGATATAAATGTCGGGTTGGGTGCTGGTAACCGCCAAGAACAAATGGCAATGTTGAACATGGTTCTTGCCAAACAAGAGCAAGTTCTTCAGACAATGGGGCCAGCTAATCCATTGGTTTCGATGGGTCAGTACCGCAATACTCTTGGTCGGATGGTGGAAGCCGCAGGATTTAAGGATTCTGCCGAGTTCTATAAATCCATCACTCCAGAGCTTGACCAACAACTCTCTAACCCACCGCCACAAGAGCCACAAATGCCGCCAGAAGTGCAGGCATACATGGCTAAGACCCAAGCGGACATTCAGGCTCAACAAGCCAAGGCTCAAGCTGACATTCAGTTGGCAAGAGAAAAAGCCGCTGCCGAGATTCAGTTAATGCGTGAGAAAGAAGCCGCACGACTCCAGTTTGAGCGTGAGAAATCTGCCGCAGAACTCCAATTGAAACAAGAGGAATTCTTAGCCGAAGCCCAAATGAAAGCCATGAAGGTGGGTGCAGGGATTACTTCTAATGTAGAAATACCAGGCTAAATATGGCAATCTCAATTGATACAAGATATTGGTTTGAGGATTCAGTCGCTAGGGCTTGGCCCCCTGGCGCTGATGTTTTTACTGGCGAAAACAACCCGAAGGCGAACTACGCACTAGACCTGAACATTGACGGAAAAGTGATGACCTTCATTCCTGATTCGGTTATCAATCAGGGTGTTTACAGTCCTTGGAGTGACATTCGGGTTTCTGGAAAGTCTTATTATTTACCTTGGTTCCTTGACCAACAGAATCAGCAAAAACTAGCCGAAGTCGGGCAAAAAGTTGACCTATCTGACAGCGATGTTGGTGGATACCTAAAAGACCAAATGGGAGCCACAACCTCTGGCGTTTTGGTTCCAAAGGGTAGTATTCCGTTTGATTCGCAGATTGTTGACACGCCTGGCAAAGTGTTGGGAATTGGCAACATAAATGGTCAAAGCGTTTATCTAAACGAAGATACTCAAAACACAGGTCGCACTTACTTTACTGACCCCGCTGGTCAGACAAGAGAATACATTGCTCCTGATGACGATGGTGGTTTGTTTGGCACAGGTATAGGCCCTAATTTGGGCTGGACTGACTTTCGTGACGCTCTGCAAACTGCTGGTGTTATTTATGGCAATTACATCCTGCCTGGTTCTTCTTTATTGAGTTCTCAGCTAGTCAGTAGAGGCGCACAAGAAAACCTGTCTACCGATTTGGGTCGAGCAGCTAATATCGGCGCTGGTATTGCTGGAAGTATGCCCACAGACCCCAATGCGGTTGGTGGCGTAACTGGGCCAGATAACATTGATGTTGGCGGTGGATTTAACCCTGCTGCTCCTACTGCCGAAGCTATTACTCAAGCGATTGCCACTCCAGCCGCTGAACAAATAGCCGCAGAAAACGCCGCAATGCAAATGACTGCCGAGCAATTTGCCGCAGAACAAGCCGCTAGCGAAGCCGCCCGTATTGCCGCAGAAAATGCCGCCTACGACCAAGCCATGCAGGATTTGGCGAAAAATTATGTTTCTCCGCAATTCGCCACCTCTGCCGCCGCCCAAGGTTTGACCTTTAAACAGGCTTTAGACGCTACTCGGGCAGGTCTGTTGATTAACGCCATAACTGGTGACCCGCTTGGTTTGAATGATGTTGGTGGAAGTGCAGGAAATAACTTTGCAGAGAGTGGATTCGCACAAGTGCCGATTCCAGAGGATTGGAAGTCTCCGACCTACACTTACAGCCCTGTGCAGAATGTCACTTTTGAGGACTTATTCCCTGGCGTTTCCTTACAAGGAACACAATGGCAAAATATGCCTCAAGCACAGACATTTAATGAGATGTTTGCCTCTGGTCAACAGCAGACCCCAATGGGTTCTCCTGTGGACATAAATCAAATTGTGGGGTCAATCCTTGGACAAAGCGCAACGAGCTAAAAACCTAATCTCCGATGAGTTTTTCATGGGAGAGATTGAGAAGCTAAAGAACGCAGAACTGGCGGTTATTGTCAATTCTCAGCCTCACAATATTGATGAACGAGAGGTTGCGTATTTGAAAATAAACGCATTACAATCAGTCATAGCGCATTTTGAATCTATGGCAGCTACGAGCGAGATAGTTAAAAAGCGCTGGAAAATCCTCTAACGAGGCGGTGGCCTACCGTTTAGGCTGACAATTTGGGAATCAAATGAGCGAAAACACGACACCGCAAGGTAGTGGACCGCTGACGGTGGACACAGCCGCAGCAGCATTTCTTGGGATGATGGATTCAGCAGAGGGAGCCGAGAGCCAACCCGAAACTGAGGAAGCGCCAGAGGAATATGTTGAGGCCGATGAGCCAGAGTTGGTAGATTCTGAAGAAGCTGAAGAACAGCCTACTCGTACATTCAGGGTGAAAGCCGCTGGAGAGGAGCGAGAAGTAACTGAAACTGAGCTTATTGAGGGCTACCAATTAGGCGCAGATTACACAAAGAAAACCCAGAAACTTGCTGAAGAACGCAAAGCGGTGGAAGCCGAAAGAGCGAAGATTCAGGAAGCGACAAAATTAAGAGACCAATACGCCCAAAGACTGCAAATGATGGAGCAATTTCTCCAGCAACAGAACAAGGGTGAAAATTTGGAAGCGCTAAAGGAAGTCGACCCTATCGGTTATGCCGTGAAGGTGGCTGAACAGGCACAACGAGAGAAACAGTTAGCTATTCTGCAACAAGAACAGCAACGCATTGCACAACAGCAACAAGCGGAGCAATCTGAACGTTTACAGCAACATCTCGCTGAAGAAAGTCAGAAACTGACTAGCCTAATTCCTGGTTACGGCGACCAAAAGACAGGCGACCAAATCCGCAAGGATATTCGTGAATACGCCAAGTCTATCGGTTGGAGTGACCAAGAGCTTGCAAATCTGTATGACTCTCGAGCTGTTTTGAGTCTGTATCAGGGAATGAAGTACGCCAAACTTCAGAGCAATAAACCCGCAATCGCTAAAAAGGTTGAGGCTGCTCCGAAGATGCTAAAAGCAGGTACATCAGTTGCTCGAAATGCAGAGGCAGAACAGAACAAAAAACTTCACCAGAAGTTGCGTCAATCTGGCAAAGTCCGTGATGCAGCTTTACTCTTTGAAAAATTCTTGTAAGGAATCGAAATGGCTACCTATCAAACCTACCAATCAATCGGCAATCGTGAAGATTTGTCGGATGTTATCTATAACATTTCTCCCACAGACACTCCCCTGTTGAACACTTTGGCTCGTGGCAAAGCTACCGCCGTTTACCATGAGTGGCAAACTGACAGCCTGTCAGCCGCTACTACTGCAAACGCCGCAGTTGAAGGTGCTGACGCTTCTGACGCTACCATGTCTCCCACAACCCGTTTGGGCAACTACACTCAAATCGTTCAGAAAACCATCAAGATTTCTGGCACTTTGGAGTCTGTTGACAAAGCTGGTCGTAAGAGCGAAAAAGCCTACCAATTGAGCAAGGCTTCTGCTGAGTTGAAGCGTGACATTGAGACCATCTTGACTGCCAACCAAGGCCGTTCTGCTGGTGATGCCTCGACTGCTCGCACTATGGGCGCAATGTTGTCTTGGATTAAGACCAACACTAACAAATCGTCTGGTACTACCGCAGGTGTTGACCCCACCACTATCGGTGTGTCTACCCGTACTGATGGCACTCAACGTGCTTTCACCGAAACCTTCTTGAAGGATGTGGTTCAGAAGGTTTATTCTTCTGGCGGCAACCCCAAGATTTTGATGGTTGGCCCATTCCAGAAGCAAGCCGTTTCGTCTTTTGCTGGTATCGCAGCACAGCGTTACATGGCTCCTGGCAACGAACCCACCACCATTATCGGTGCGGCTGATGTGTACATGAGCGACTTCGGTACTATGTCTGTGGTTCCTAACCGCTTCATGCGTACCCGTGACGCTCTGGTGCTCGATCCAGAATACG